TAATTCGCTGTTGAGAGCCTCCGCCAATGAGCGCGCTGATTACTATAACAAAGGCATTCGCGGCGGTTGGCTTTCACGTAATGAGGCCCGCATGTTTGAAGACGCAAACGGATTTAATGGAGGCGATGAGTATTTGATTGAATCTAATTTGATGCCGTCGAGCAAAATCGATGAATACATGGATGCAAAGATTGCACAACTAATGAGCACCGCCGACAAAAACAACAACCCAGAGGGAACTAATAACACAGAAGTAATCTAATGAAACAAGAAAGGCGCACATTTACGGGCACCGTCCACACCAGGTCAGAAGGCGAAGGCATGCCAAAAGAAATTGGCGGCATTGCTGCTGTCATTAATTCCGCTACGGATCTCGGATATTTTGAGGAGGTTATTTTGCCAGGGGCGTTTGACAATGCTCTGTCTAAAGATTACGACATTCGTTGTTTGTTCAACCACGAAGCCGAGTTAATTTTGGGCCGCACAAAAGCAAACACCTGCAAAGTGTTTGTAAATGCTGACGGTAATCTTGAGTACACTTGGGTCCCCGACTATGAAAATCCTACCCATATGAGCGTTGTGCGTTCTATCATGCGCGGCGATATCACGCAAAGCTCATTTGCCTTTACGATCAAAGAGCAAATGTGGAGCGAGTCAGAAAAGTATGGATCTATGGGAAAGCGCACAATCAAGGTCATCGAGGATTTGTATGATGTTAGCCCTGTAACTTATCCCGCTTACGCAGATACCGAGGCCGACGCCCGTAGCATTGTTGCTATGCGTGATCAGGAACAAGAAATCGAAGAGGCCAAAAGAAGCCAAGCCTCTGCCGATGTTATTAAATTGGCTTTACTTAGATACCAAAACCTTTAAACAAAAAACAAAATCATGAATAAAATTAAAGCATTGAAAGAAGAGCGTGGACGTTTGCTCGGCGAATTGTCTACCTTGCAAACCACAATCGAAAAAGAAGCCAGATCTATGGCTGATTCAGAAACCAATCGCTTGGCTGAAATCGAGGCTCGTTTGGGCGCGATCAAAGCAGAGGTTGAAACCTTGGAAAAGTTGCAGAATCTTGCAGCTCAAGCCGCTGGCCACGTTGCTAGCCGTAGCGAGGAAAAAGAAAAGTCAGAAATGGCTAAAGAGTACAGCTTTAAGCGCGCTATCGATATGGCTATTTCTGGCCGTCGCGAAGGTGTTGAAGGTGAATTTTCTGCCTTGGCTTCTAGCGAGTATCAGCGTAGCGGTGTAAGCGTAAGCGCTCACTCTATGAAAATCCCTTCTGAAGTATTTAAGCGTGATATGTCTGCTACTGGCGGAACTTCTGGCTCTGAAGGTGGTGTTAACGTTCAAACTTCTGTAGGTTCTATTATTGACGTATTGCTTCCTAAGACTGTATTGCGCGGTTTGGGTGTACAGCAATTGTCTGGATTGGTTGGCAACTTGGATATGCCTACCGCTTCTACCGTTCCTAGCGCTGGTTGGAATACTGAAAACGGAACTGCTACTGAAAAGAGCCCCGCGTTCAGCAAAATCACTTTCAGCCCTAAGCGTTTGGCCGCTTACATTCAAGTTTCTAACCAGTTGATGTTGCAATCTAGCAACTCAATCGACGCTTACGTGCGTAACTGGTTGTTGAATGCAATGGCTCAGTCTTTGGAAACTGCTGCTATTAAAGGCGGTGGATCTAACGAGCCAACCGGTATCATTGCTAACTCTTCAGTTAACGTAACTTTCGCAGGTGGTGCATCTTCTAACAGCACAAACGCTAACGGTATCGCTCCAGTATGGGCTGACGTTGTTAATTTGATGAAGGCTGTAGAAAACGCTAACGGCGAGGGTGTTGCTTACTTAACTAACCCTAAAGTAAAAGCCGCTTTGCAAACTATTCCTCGCCAAGCTTCAGGTGTTGAAGGTAACTTCATCTGGCCTGCAGGTGGTGCTGAATTGAACGGTTACAACGTAGCCACTTCAACTTTGGTTCCTTCTAACTTGAGCAAAGGTACTAGCTCAACTTTGTCTGCAATGATCTTTGGAGATTTCAGCAAAATGGCTATCGCTTCTTGGGGTGGTATGGAGTTGACAGTTGACCCTTATAGCGGTGCTACTGCTGGCTTGACTAACGTTGTTTTGAATGCTTACTTAGATTGCAACTTGTTGCAGCCTACTGCCTTCGCAGTTTGTAAGGACATCGTAGCCTAATAATCTGCCCGCTTGGGGGCGTAAAAGTTCCAAGTGCCGGGGGTGATCTTGACTGCATCGCCCCTGGGCCAATATGAAAGTGAGATTTACAGCAAACCCTACAGGGCAATTTAATTTAAGTTACAACGTAGGTGAAGAAGTAATAATGGAAACCAAGCAGGCCATGCTCTTAATTGAGGCGGGCGTTGCTGAAGAGATTGCAGTATTGACACCAGCCAAGCCTAGTAAAAAGGCAAAGCCAGTAAACCCTGAAACCGAATTAGACGCCGAATAAAATGTTTGTCAGCCGTAGATATACCGCCTTCGCAAATGCCGCCACTGATTACCTCAGTTTGGCAGATGCAAAAACCCATTTAAGGGTTACAAGTTCCTCAGATGATACTTACATTTCGGGGCTTATCTCTATGGCAATTGATGCCTGCAGTAATTATTTGGGCTACTCGATTCGCAAAGGGACGGCAAAGTATGGGTTTGACTCATTTACAGGCATGCCTGCGCTAGTGAATCCCGTGAATGGTCTGAATATACCTTCAGGAAATTATCTGCGCTTAAACACGCGCTGTTTGGCTATTAACTCCGTGAGCTATGTGAACGACTCGCAGGCAGTTGTTGCTTTTGATTCTGGCGATTGGTTGGTTGCGCCTGATCCAATGGGCGGGTATTCTCGAAATATCTTTTTTGAAAATACACCATCCTCTATAACGGATGATGTTATTAAGTATATTGTTGAAATTTCGGAGGGCTTTAATCCTGTCGGCACTTCTTCTGTAGACCCCGACACCATCCTGCCCGCCACGATTAAACACGCTGCGCTTTTGTTGGTTGCTCAATACTACGATAATAGGCAGGCCATTATTACAGGAACCATCTCCAGTACGATGGATTTCGGTTTCCACTACTTACTCGATCCGTACAAAATCCAAATTATGATCTAATGAATGCGGGGGTAATGGATGTTTTGGTAAGTCTGCAAAGTTACACCGAAACCATAGATACAAACACAGGCGAGAAGCTGCAAACGTGGACGGAATACGCAACGGCCTGGGCGCAGCGTGTTGAGCAGGAAAGTGGCGCCGAGAATGTAAACGCAGACAGGCGCGAGCACAAGCAAATTGTGTTTTATACTATCCGTTTTAATTCGGCCGTAGGCGTTAAGCACAGGGTGGTTGATGACAATGGAGCGCACAACATTGTTAACATTGCAAACCTTCAGCGCAATCTATATTTGAAACTACAAACCGAATTAACGCAATAATGGAAAAAATCGACGGACTCGCTGAAACCTTGGAAGCCCTAAAGGCTATGGGGGTCAGTGTGAAAAGTCGTAAACTTCAGCAAGTTTTAAAGAAAAGCGCAAGCCCAATTATCGCAACGGCCAAATCTTTGGTGCCAGTTGATACAGGCGATTTGCGGGACTCAATCGGTTTTATTAATAGCAAGGACAACGCAAACTTTGACAAGGCTTTGATTGGCTTGCGCAAGGAGTACCACAACAACTATTTGGGCGTGATGTATGAATACGGCACGGTTGAGCGAATCCAATCGAGCACAGGCCGCTATACAGGATCTATTGCCCCGGTGCGTTTTATGCAAAGGGCCGTTGATTCAAACGCCACAAGCGTAGAGGAAAACATAATAAAAGGCGTTGATCAAATCATTGCCGATTTAGCAAAGAAAAATAATTTAATATATAAATAACCATGGCAACTACTGGACCAGTAAACGGCACGCTTATAAGCATCTATAAAGATGTGAGCGGTACCTTGACTAAAATTGCAAACGCAACATCTCACTCGATGGATATCTCTAAAGATATGATCGACGTTACTAACAAAGACAGCGCAGGCGCTAAAGAATTTATTGCCGGTGAGTACGGCTACACCTTGAATGTAGAGGGAATTTTTGAAGGCGATTCATCTGTAAGCACAAGCGGTTTGTCTTACAAAGATTTGTTAACTGATTTGCTCGCGGGCACTCAATTAACTGTTGTAATGACTACCAACGTTAGCGGAGATGAGAAATTCACAGGCGGCGCTTTCTTCAGCAGCTTATCACTTAGTGCACCTAACAACGACAAAGCAACCTTCACAGGAACTTTGCAAGGCACAGGCGCTTTGACTATTGGCACCGTATCGCCTTAATACTTTTTGTCTTATCTTTGTGGCATGAGCCACATTATCATTGGGGGTGTTCAGCACCCCCTTTTGTTTAACATGAACAGCCTGCGCAACGTTATGCAGTTGGCTGGGATGGAAAATTTCGCAGATTTAAACCTGCAAAAAGACCTTGCCAAATCTATGGACTTTGCATTAAGTTGCGCATTCTACGGGATTCTGGAAGGCTACGAAGCCGACGGCAAAAAAACGCCATACCCCACGATCCAAAAGTTGGGCGCATCGGTTAAAAGATTTACAGAGTTGAGCCCTGCATTGGATGGATTCACGCAGGCGGTGAGTGATTTTTTTAGCACCGAAGAGCCAGAGGGAAAGTAAAAGCCAAGGGCGACGGCGCACCGCTAACTTGGCGCAAGATTGAGCGCATCAGTTACGGCGAATTGAATCTAACTGAGCGGGAGTTTTGGAAATGCTCGCCACGTTTTTGGCGTTTGAAATTGGAGGG